GCCTTTGCAAAGAAAGGTACTAAGGCTACTCCCTATGTAGCAGAGCCGTTCGCTCTTACCAACAAGGAGGTGAGAGAACGGAAGAAGCGAGAGGAGAAGTTGCGGTACGACAAGCAAAAAGCAAAACTTGCGGCTTGGGCTGCAAAGACCAATATGCAAATGGCAGAAAAGGAGGTGAAGCAGAATGGATGAAAATGTTGTTGATAGTCTACGAATAGAAGTCATAAGCGACTCCGGCAAAGCGATTGACAGTATAGGAAAACTGATCTCGACCCTTGAAAAAATCAAGAGCGTTACGAGCGGCGGGAATAAAGGTCTCAATGCTATTCAGAAAAACCTTACCAAGATTGCCGATGCCGTATCTAAGATTGACTCCGGCAGCGCATCCAAACTGCGTGACCTCGCTGACGGGCTGAAAGGTCTGAATGAAGTCGGAAACATTAAGACAGGTAAAACCGCTGATCGTATCGTGGATCTCGGTGCAGCGGTAGATCTCTTAAAAGATGTAGACTTCTCCAAACTCACAGAGTTAGCAAACGGCTTACAGGCTCTCAGCGGTGTCGGGAATGTGAATGTTCCCCATTTCGATAATACCTCCACCCCTACTGCTGATACGGCTTCCGCTCCTGCAATGGATGAACAGGTCTTTATTCCTCCATCCACGGTTGAGGAAACTCGGTCGGCACTTAACGACCTTTCGGCTGATATGAACAAAAATCGTTCTTTGTGGACGGATCTTGCGAATGTTGGTCGGAGTGCTTTTCAGAAATTAGACTCCGCTCTCACCCCTGTCAAAGCGAAAGTGGCGGGAGTTGCGGCTGCCGGGATTATACAGTTTAACATTATGAAGCAGAGATTGTCCGAGGTTGCTTCTTCGGTCTCTGCGAAGGTCGGCGGTGCGTTTGATGCTCTGAAACAGAAAATGCAGCCGGTTGGCAACGCCGCTCGGTATGTGTGGAATACCATTACTCAGCCGATACAGGGCGTGATTTCTGTTATAGGCAGAGTTGGTGGTAAGTTCGGGGAGATTTTGAGTAAGGCTAAAACCGCTCTTGCTCCCATTGGGAACATTGCTAAAACTGCTTTCGGTAAACTCGGCTCTCTTGCCGGGCAAGGCGTTAAAGCAGTCACCAAGGCATTTGCCAAGATTGCAGGAAGTCCGCTCACAGGTCTCAAAAATGCGTTCTCCAAGGCAACCGCCAAGGTCGGTGAGTTCTTCACCATGTTTAAGAAGAGAGCCTTGTACCGTGCGATTAACGGCATTATTTCCGCTATTACCACGGGCTTTAAGGAAGGTACTGCAAATGTCTATCAGTACAGTAAAGCAATGAGCGGTACTCTCGCAGGATCTCTTGACCGAATCTCTACGAGTTTTCTCTACTTCAAGAACAGTATCGGTGCTGCTTGCGCTCCTCTTATCAATATGCTTGCTCCGGCAATCGAGTACATTATTGATAAGTGTGTTGACCTTCTGAACATTCTGAATCAAGTCTTTGCGAAACTGTCGGGGGCAAGCACATGGACGAAAGCGGTTAAATACCCGACTGAGTACGCCGAAGCCGCTAATGGTGCGGCGGCTGCCAATAAAGAACTGAAAAAGTCTATTCTCGGTATTGATGAAATCAATCCGTTGCAAGACAACAGTAGCGGTGGCGGTGGCGGCAGCGGAAGCGGCATGGACTACTCTTCAATGTTCGAGGAACAAGAACTTGGAGACATTGCCAACCCCTTTGCCGATTTCTTCAAGCCTTTTGCGGATGCGTGGGCGAATGAGGGAACGAATACTCTCAATGCGATCAAGACCGCCTTCAATGGTGTAAAAGAGCTTTGTTCGGCGGTTGGCGATAGTTTCCGTGAGGTATGGCAGAACGGTACAGGTCAGCAAACCGTAGAGACCATTTTGCGTATTTTCCAAAACATCTTGAAGTGTGTAGGTAATCTCGGCTCTTCCCTCACCAAAGCGTGGAAGGCGAACGACAACGGTAGAAAGATAGTTCAGAACATTTGGAATATCTTTAACAGTCTGCTTTCTACCATTGAGCGTGTTTACGGGGCTACTGCCGAATGGCTTGCTACACTTGATTTTACTCCCCTTATGACGGCGTTCGAGGGTTGTACTGCGGCACTTCAACCGTTGGTAGACCTAATCGGGGGAACGCTTCTGTGGCTCTATGAAACTGTCCTCTTACCTGTTGCAAGTTGGGCGATAGAAGAAGCCGCTCCCGCTTCGATTAACGCTATTACTGCGGCTTTGACGGCTCTGCAAGCCTTCTTTGAGCCGTTCCTTGCCGGGGTGCAGGAATTGTGGAACGCTATTCAGCCCGTAGTCGAATGGGTTGAGAGCGTAGTCATAATGATAATTGATAGCGTGAGGTCTCTGTTTGAAAAACTCGCAGCAGTCTTTGAAGAAAAGGGCGAAAAGATACAAAACATTGTCTCCGGCATCGGTGAAATATTCTCTGCCGTGTGGGTAGTGTTAGAGCCGATTTTGAATACCCTGCGAGATGTGGTAGGCAATGTTTTCAATTTCATTTGGGACATCGTATCAAGCGTGGTTGGCTTCGTGATTGATTTGCTCTCCGGGCTTATCGACTTTATCGCCGGTGTATTTACGGGTGATTGGGAGAGAGCGTGGAACGGTATCAAGGGTATTTTTGAGGGTATTTGGAACTTGATTAAGGGTATCGCCCTTGCGGTTTGGGATTTCCTCAAAGGTGTTTGGGAGTCTATCAAAAACAACGCTGAGTCCATTTGGAACGGCATAAAGACCTTCTTCACCAACATTTGGAACGGTATCAAGAACGCAGCGGTTTCTATATGGAACGGGCTGAAAACTGCCGTAATGAATGTGGTAAACGGAATCAAGACAGGGATCACCAATGCCTTTAATGCAGTCAAAACCTTTATCACGAACTGCATGAACACAATCAAGACCGTTGTCACCAACATTTGGAACGGTATTTGGGGTGCGATAAAGGGCGTAATCAACGGTATTCTCGGCGGTATTGAAGGTATGGTGAACGGCGTTATCAAGGGTCTGAACTTTATGATTAACGCTTTGAACAAGTTGAGCTTCGATGTTCCCGATTGGGTGCCAATCATCGGCGGCAAGAAGTTCGGTTTCAATATCAAGAACATTAACGAAGTATCGCTTCCTCGCTTGGCAGACGGCGGTATGGTAAATGCCGGAACAATGTTTATTGCGGGCGAAGCCGGTGCGGAAGTTGTTGCGAATATTGGAAGCCGGACAGGTGTTATGAACACCGATGAAATGCGAGAGAGTGTTGAGCAGGGCGTTATGGATGCCAATGCTGAACAGAACGCTCTCTTGCGTGAAGAAATCAGTATCTTGCGTAAACTGCTCGACAAGAACACCAATGTTACGGCGTATGTCGGAACGGGTAGTCTGATAAGCGGGTTGGAGCGCAAAAACAGAAGAGACGGCAAGACCATAGTTCCTGTCGGAGTGTAAAGGAGGGATATTTGAATGGCATACTCAGAACTCAACCCTATTCGTTCTGTTGACGGTAAGGCTATTGTCAAATCTCCCTCCTCTTACCTTTGGAAGTTGGAAGATGTTTCTGCTGCCGATGCGGGGCGTACCGAAGATACCGTTATGCACAAGAAGCGTGTCGGTCAACTTGTAGGTATCGAACTCTCGTGGCAGAACATTACCACCGCCGAGGTATCGGCACTCCTTAAAGCGTTTGACCCGGAGTACATACAGGTCTGTTACTTGGATGCTATGGAGGGCAAGTACATTACCTCCGAGTTCTATGTAGGCAATCGTTCCGCTCCTATGTATAACGCCACCAAGGGGCTTTGGTCTAACCTGTCCTTTAATTTGATAGAAAGGTCGGGTGTTTGATATGGCATATCCTATTTCGCAAGAAGCACTCGACCTTTTCACAACCCCCTACCGACAGGTCGTTGATATAAGTTTCTATGGACTGAGCGAGGATCTGAAACTGACGGAAGAGGACATTGTTCTCGGAGGTCTTTCTGTCAATCGCTACTGCGTGTCCGGGAGCAAAATCGAAATCGGCTCTGTCGTGGCTGCTGAGATCGAACTGAAACTCAATAACTCGGACGGTCGCTTTAATAGCGTACAGTTTGAGGGTGCGGAAATGTATGTTCGTATCGGTACAAAGAAATGGGATGCTCACCGTTGGGAGAACGCCGAATATCACTATGTACCCTTCGGCTACTTTACGGTGGACGAAGCACCCCGGAAACTCGAAATCATTACCCTTGCGGCTCTTGACCGTATGGTACTGTTCGATAAGCCCGTTGATATGAGTCTCCTGTCGTTCCCCATGACCGTTGCAACTCTGCTTGAACGCATTTGCGACATTTGCAATGTGACCTTAGGTATAGATCCTTACACTTTGCCGAATCACGCTTATGTGATACAGGAAGCACCTCTCACCGAGGATTTGACCTATCGGCAGTTGCTTTCTTGGGTGGCAGAACTTACAGGCACTTGCGGCTTTATTGATTGGGACGGACACCTCATTTTGAAGTGGTACACCGAGACCAATACTGTACTTGACCTCTCTGATCGTTTCAAGTCTGATTTGGACGAGAACGCCGTTGAGATTTCGGGAGTACAGGTTGTCACCGAAGAAGAGACTTACCTTGTCGGAGATGATGGGTACGCTTTCAATATTGAGGGAAACGAGCTTATTCAGCACGACTATCGTGCGGTAGCACAAGCCCTGTTTAATGTCCTCGGTGGCTTCTCTTATACTCCGTTTTCGGCAAGCGTGAAGCCGATGCCGCATTTGTACCCGCTCGATATTATCACCTTCAAAGATAAATTGGGTGAGGAACACACGACCATTATCACGGACTATACTTTTTCCCTCAATACGAGTACGGCTCTTGAAGGAAAAGGCGAAACGGCTACCAAGAGCGGATATGCTTCGGCAAATCCTCTTACGAAGAAAGAGTCTGCAATTATCAATAGTCTGCAAAAGGTACAGAATGAGACCTTAAATGACCGAGTACAGACCGTGCTTGCGTTCAACGAACTTATCTGTAACGCTATGGGATTGTACGAAACTCCCGTAACACAGTCGGACGGCTCTACGATATATTACCTTCACAACAAGCCTAACCTTGAAGAGAGCGAAACAATCTTCACAATGACGGCGCAAGGTATAGCGTGGACTACGACCGGGTGGAATGACGGAAGCCCCGTATGGGCTTATGGCGTTACGGCTGCGGGGGATGCGCTTTTCCGACTGCTCTCTGCGGAGGGTATTGAGGTGAGCAAGGTCGGCGAGGATTACAATATTGAGATTACTCCCTCGGCGTTCTGTATCTTTTACCGAAATATGCTCGTCACGAACATAGAAGCAGACGAAATGAATATCCCCAAAGCGTTCTTCACGACCTACGCTCAATGCGGTAGAGTTCGTCTGATCCCTTACACGCAGAGCGGGGTCGAGGTGGGAACGAACTTGGTATTTCTCGACTAAGGAGGTAAAGTCGAATGGCATTAAGTGGAACTTTCCAAAAATATCCTGTATCTCAGTTCGGTCTTTACTGTGAATGGTCGGGAGTACAAAGTCAGACGGATAATTATACAGATGTCACCTTAAAGGTGTATCTGCATTACTATACGATTGATGTAGGCGCAAGAAGTAACGCCATTATCAATATCAATGGCACTTCTGAAACATACTCCACCTCTGCGATAAAGGATATGGCTTCCACGAGTTGGAAGTATAAACTGCTCAAAGAAAAGACCGTTCGGGTCTATCACAACTCCAACGGAACAAAAACAGGGGTCACTTTAAGTGCAAGTTGGAGCTTTAATGGTACATATAGTGGTACTTATGTTGGCACTATTACGGCTTCAACTTCGGTTGATCTTAATACTATCGACCGTTCTTCTCCTACTGTATCTGCCGAAGCGACAGTTATTTCTTCGACAAGTATCAAGATTAAAGGTACTGCAAACAAGAACTGTAATAAATGGGAGTATTCGCTGAATAACGGCTCTTCTTGGACTCAGTATTCTACGACAAATGGTACGAGCGCAGAGAAAACTCTTACGGGTCTTACGAGCAGTAACTATACCCAAATCAAGATCAGAGCCACCCGGACGGACAACGGGGTAACGGGTACTTCCTCTGCGGTAAGTGCGGATATAACGCTCCCGACTATTTCCTTTACGGCAAGCAATATCACCGCAAACTCGGTATATATCAACGCTTCGTCCTCTGTTACGGCTGATATTTGGGAATACAGTATCAATAACGGCTCGTCTTGGACTCAGTTCTCCACTACGGCGGGAACGAGTGCGACCAAGACTATTACAGAGCTTACTCCGAACACGACCTATCAAATTAAAGTCCGTGCGAGAAAAAAGTCCAATGGTTTGTACGGTACTTCTGCGGCAACGAGTGTAAAGACTCTCGGCGCTACCGTTTTGAACTCCGTTAACGATCTTACCGTAGATGTCGCTTCTCCTTCCTTTAATATAAATTGGACGGTCTACGACAAGAACTATACTCATTCCTTGGCAATCAAGAACGGCTCGACAACGATTGTCACCATTACCGGGTTGACTGGAAGTGCGGGTACGAATAATAAGACGATCACGCTGACGGCAGCACAGAGAACTTCCATTCTAACTGCTATGTCGGCAGTTAAAGAATTATCTGTCTCCTATGTACTGACTACATATAGCAGATCTACACAAATCGGCACGAGTTCTACTGCTGCGGGGACGATTAAGACCACAAGCAATACCTCGAAGCCGACATTCACGGCATTTACCCATTTGGATAATAACAGTACAACTGTGGGTGTGACGGGAAACAATCAACTGTATGTGCAGTCGAAGTCCTCTTTACGGGTATCGTGTACTGCTGCTACCGCCAAGAATGGTGCGAGTATTGCCAAATACCGTGCCACCATCGGCGAAAAGAGCGTGGAGTCCACGACAACGACTATATCTTTCGGGGCTATCCCGGATGCAGGAAGTCTCGCATTGATTGTTACGGCAATCGACAGTAGAGGATATGAGACCTCAGTTTCTGCGGTGCTGACCGTAATCAGTTACGAGAACATCGTCATTGAATCTTACAGTATTCACCGAGAGAACAATGTAGAAAGCACTATTCGGTTGAGTTTTGAAGGAACGCTCTCTTCGGTCTCGGTTGACAATGTAGCCAAGAACGCATTTGTGAGAGCGAGGTATCGCTATAAACTTGCTACGGCAAGTTCCTACGGCTCTTATACTACAATAAGCGGTGTGTATAGTGACAGTTCCGGCTTCTCTTACGATAACGATGCGTGGCTCACGCTTTCGAGCGAGTATGCGTACAATGTGCAAATCGAAGTGTCAGACAAGCTCTCGACCTACACCGTCACCTTGTATGTGAATAAAGGGCAGCCGCTCGTATCTTTCCGGGCTGAAAAGGTTGGTATCAACACCAACAATCCGCAATCCGCTCTCGATGTCAACGGCAATATCCGAATGAACGGGTACGGTGTTATGGGATTTGTGGCGGCTCTCGACTCAGAGACAGACCTTAACGCTTATACGGATTACGGTGTATGGACACAGACTTTGAACGCATCTGCGAGTACAGATAGACATTACCCCGTCACGAAAGCAGGGTATCTCGAAGTCTTTACCAACCCGTCCGGCTATGTTCTGCAACGCTACACCGCCTATGACTGTACCGGAGTTTATATCCGATATGAGTATAACGGCTCGTGGAGTGCGTGGAAAACAATAACCTTATCATAAGGAGGAAAACAATATGGCTCAAATCATTAAAGAGATTACGGTCGATGTCGCAAAGAAAAACCTGTTTCAAGCGATTGTCGCAAAGCAGAACGACAGTAATTCTCGTTTTCTGAAAGTCACGCTCTGTAATGAGGGTGTGAAGATCGAAGTACCGTCTACCGCAACGGCGATAATCAATGCGGAAAGAGCCGATGATACGGCTGCCGCCTATATGGGCGTAGTCAATGATGACGGCACGGTGACAGTACCGCTCACGAGTTGGATGCTTGGTCTTGACGATATTGTTCGGTGCAGTATCTCGATTATCGATTCCAACGAGCAAAAGTTGTCCTCGACCTCTTTCTCTATTGAGGTCGAAGCCGCAGAGTATTCCGACACGGACATTTCCGAGGACGAGAATTACGACATTCTTGTTCGTCTGATTTCCGATGTTTCGGATGTTAAACTCGCCTGTGAAACCGCAACTGCGGAAGCGACCTCTGCTACCACGGCTGCGGAACTTGCAACTACCTCGGCAAATGAAGCGGCGGTTGCCGCTACCAACGCTGCCGAGGAAGCACAGGAAATCGCTGACTACTACGGCTCTCCGCTCGTAGCAACTACCGCCGCCGCTATGACACAGACCAACCGTGTGTATGTTTACACCGGCTCGGAGAGTGGCTACACGGCGGGAAATTGGTATTACTACAACGGCTCGGCGTGGGTCAGCGGCGGTGTTTACAATAGTGCGACCATTGACGGCACTATTATCACCGACACCGATAACAGTACAAGTTATCGGATGCAATTCAGACTCGTAGGCGGGAAGCCCGTCATTGAGTATAACGAAGTTTAAGGAGGACAAGAAACATGAGTAACATTCTCAACATTCTTTCCGAAGAGACTTTCGCTGACAAGATGGACACCACAAATGCTCTTCTTGCGGCAATCGCTTCGGGAGACGGCGGTATCAAGTTCACAAGTTTCAGAGACTTGCAGAGACTCACCCGCCTTGGCTTGGCGAGTAAAGTGCTTGCCGTAGGAGATCAGATTGTGTGCGAAAGAGCTACCGCTACGACTGCCACAGTAGGAAACTCCGAGGGAAATCACGGCATTACCGCCGCAGCCGTTGACCGTGACATATTCCTTCATGCAATCGGCACTTCCCATAACGGGGACTTCGAGTTCTTTTGGGACGGTGCGGTTTGGCATTACGGCAATGAAGCGGTCGAACTTTCTACATACGGGATAACCGTGACCGGCACTCCTGCTCTCGGAGACGAAATCGTTGTTCACGAAACGGCGGCTTCTCTCGTGTGGGATGTTATCGGTATCGACTGCGACACCCCTGCGGATGCACAGTTTGAACATTCCGTCACGCTCGGTCTCCATGACTGCTTCGTAGAGTTGCAGTTTGATCCCCGTGAAGCCCTGTTCTACTTCGAGGAGGGTCTTGCGGCAGGAACTTACAACTTCACGGTCAAGGCGCACTCTTGGGTCAGCGGTGATGTGAACAAGACCTTCCAATTCACGCTGACACGGGCGATCCCGGCGAAGGGTCAACTCGTGTTACAGGTCGCCTACAATGTCACCATTGCAGGAAGCACCGCAAAGACCTATTCGAGTTCGACTTCCACTACGGAAATCGAGACTGTGACTATCACAGAAGGATCGGGTGGCACTTCTCTCGGAGATGTCAATAACGCTATCAGCGGTGGCACGAACTCCTTGCAGAGAGGTCTCCTCGGAAACAACCGTTACAGTCAGTCCGCTATGAGACAGTATCTCAATAGCAACGCCGCCGCAGGAAGCGTTTGGACTCCCAAGAATGTTTGGGATCGTGCGCCCTCTTGGGCTACCACTACTGCCGGTTTCCTTAACGGTATGGACGAGGATTTTCTCTCCGTTATCGGTGAAGTCACGAAGAGGACTGCTCTCAATACCGTCTCCGATGGCGGCGGGTATGAAGATACTATCGAAAAGTTCTTCCTGCTCTCCCGCTCTGAGGTGTACGGCGGTAACGAGGTGACAGGCGGCGAAGGTGCGGCTTATCCGTACTACTCCGACTACTCTGATCTCGGCTCTGCCGGAACGGGTAACGACAGTAACCGTATCAAATACAGAAGCGGCTCTGCTCAATATTGGTGGCTTCGTTCCCCGACCGCCGGTTATGCGTACCTTGTGCGTACTGTGCATCCCACAGGCTCTGTCAACAGCACCAGTGCCATCACCAGTTACGGGGTCGCCCCGGCTTGTTGTATCATCTAAAATCAAAAATCGCCCCGTTAGGGGCGTGAGGAGAAGCGTATGTCAGTAGTGAAGTCGAAACGGGGTGAGGGTCAACTGCTCGTTCTTTCCAAAGCAAACGAGTTGGCAACCTACACTATCAAAATTTGCTCGAACGAAAAGAACTTCCCGAAGCATTATCGTTGGTGCATTACAAGCAAAATTGTCGATGCCGCCGTAGATATAAGCAATAATGCGAATATGGCTAACTCTGTGTTCGTAAAGGACAGTTCCGACTTCGCTCTGCGGAAACAGTTTCAGACAAAGGCTCTCGCTTCAACATACGCCCTCCTCAATATAATAAATATATCATTCAAAACTTTCAACATTAAAAAAACCATATAAAATATTAAACAAAACTCATTATCAAAATACAAAATATACTCCATAATAAAACTTAACTCACAAATAACACAACTCATAAAATTAACAATACTCAATAACCTCAA